TATTACTGCTTCAGAATATAACGAAGCAATTAAAGCTATTCCATCAGAATTAGAATGGTCTTTATTGGGACATTACGAAGAAGATGATTCTGCTGTAGTTGGTGGAAGAGAATTAGCTTGTTCAGCCGGTGCTTGTGATATAGTTGATATTGGAACATCATAAATATTTTCAATTGATTTGAAAAGGGCCGAAAGGCCCTTTTTTATTTGCCTTTCATATCTGTAACTGATATTATAGAATATTGAGGAGGTGAATAAATGGCATATTTAACATGGCTGGCACAAGTACTAAGAGATGCTGGCTGTAAAGTTTATGAACACGGCAATTGGAAAGCTCATGGACATGGACCTATGAGTGATATTAGAGGAGTACTATTACATCATACTGCTGGTCCTGTAAATGGGGACTATCCTTCAGCAAATACCGTTGTTAATGGTCGTCCAGGATTAGATGGTCCTCTTGCTCACCTAGGATTGGCACGTGATGGTTATTGGTGGGTTATTGCTGCTGGCCAGGCGTGGCATGCAGGAAACGGATCGTATTCTTGGTGTGGAACTAATAATGGAAATGCACATCTAATTGGAATTGAGGCTGAATCTACTGGACGAGGTGATTGGACACAAGAGCAATTGGATGCTTATCCTAAAGGAGTGGCAGCATTACTAGATTATTTGGGACTTGGTACAGAGAGAGCAATAGGTCACAAAGAATGGGCACCAGGAAGAAAAATTGATCCTCATGGTTGGCCGGGAGACATGAAGGGTTTTAGGCTAGAAGTTCAATCAATTAGAAATGGAGAGGAGGAAGAAGACTTGAAAGACGACGAAAGACAAGCGCTTTTCGATATTAAAAATCAAGTAATGAAATTTATTGCAGGAAATCACTCAACAAATGGACAATGGGACGACTCAAAGGTAGAGGTTCAAGATGAAGAAGGAAATGTTACTACCGAACTTGTAGAAAAGTGGGGCGTACTTGCTGTACCACCTGTAAAGGCAAATTTGGTAACTGGACCGAAAGGAAGATCATGGTTCTCTATGGTAACACCAGACAAAGATGCTGAAATTATTGGAATTTGGGCAGTAGCAGATAAAGGTCCAGGTCCTAAAGCAGGAGAATATCCACTAGTCACTGGTAAGTTTACTTTGACAAAAGATGATCGACCAATGTGGGAATTACCAGATGGAGTAACACAAGTTTCTGTAAAATATAAGGCAAGTAATCCAATTGGATGGTTGCTTGAACATAGATCAGAATGGTGATATAATTTAATTATGGGATCTGTGAAGTTGAATTAGTGCAGATCGCTACTTAGGATGCAAACGGGCCGTAGTGCCCGTTTGTTTTTTTTATATACCTATAGTATAATCAAAATAAATGAACCTATTGGGAAGAGTAGAAGACTTATCAGATCAATTAAACCTGCTTATAGAAAAGGCAGAACTTTGGCAACTGCTGTTTGACGAATGTCCAATGGCTGTAGCTGCGTTTGATCATTCCATGACTTTCTTTTTAGTTAATAATGCCTTTACACTACTTACTGGATTTTCTAGGCAAGAGATAATTGGGGAGAAAATAAAATTAGTTCTTCCAATGGATCAAAGGAAATCTCATTCTAAATATGAAAAAGAATTTATAAAAAATCCTATTAAAAAACTTGACAGGCATGGATTGTCTCCAAACATTTTAGATAAATCTGGTCAAGAAATACCAATACAAATAGATTTATCTTTTATTAATTATGATAGTAAAATATATTATATAGCATTTATGAGGAGAATATAGTGGCAAGTACAACAATACAATTACCAGCAGGAACTGACGTTAGTCATATGATTAACTTTCCAATGGCCGCCGGATGGTTGGGCGGAGTTGTTGTTACACTATGTTCAAGTGTTAACGCAACGGTACATGAAATGCTTTTTATAGCAGACTATGGTCCATCAGTACAAAAGCGCATCAGGCGTGTTGGCGGCACCAGTGTTAATAACTGGTTTGAATGGACATTAGGTAAATATTCACGTCCGCCCTGGTTTTTATATAATCATGAGTCCATGATGTGGATTAATTACACATCTACTGCAAATATTTCTGTATGTATAGAAACAAATAGAAATGTGCAACCAAGACCATATCCAGATTATCCCGGTGATGTAAGTGACTGGGAAGGTACGATTTATTATGAGTAAACATGAGCACCTATGATCAGTTAGCATTATCAACAAGTCCAGCATTCTATTTAGCATCCCCATTGACAACTGATCAATCGGGGACAACAACATTTACAATTGATTCGAATACATCAACTTTAGATGGACAACCCATTATTTTTGGTCATGAATCCTCATTCAGAATAAATGGTGATCAAGCAATAGAAATCACTGGAAATATGGGGATCTTTAGACAGGATTCTAGTATTGAGCTTGTTGTTTACTGCTTAAGACCACAGGATGAAATTCCATTGCTGGCAGATCCTACCACCGGCAGTGGAATATTTCTGACAAATACTGGAGTATCACTAGTGCTTTATTTCGATTATTGGAGAATGATTTCTCCTATAATAGTTTCACTAGACGTTACTGACTGGAATCAGAAACTACACATTGTAGTTAATTTTATGAATAATCAAGCTGAACTTAATGTAAATTCTCAGTCAGTCATTTTAGAATATGTTGGAGATCCTGTAGCGGTTGCTGATTGTAAAATAGGGTCTGGAACTTTAGATGCTAGTGAGTCATTTTTTCTAGATGGGCTAGGAGTCTATTTCAGAGGATTTGAGCAAAAAACAAAGTATATTGATGACGATAATTTGGGGTATCAGTATCTTTCTTCCAGAAAATACGGCGGAATCAATACAGTATTTTCTGGAAATACTGTAGCTATGACATCAGTAGTATCATCTGATGACTTTACTTTTTTTGATGACGTTGGACAAGAAAGTTTTGCATACTATCAAGTACCTGCAACAGAAGACGATAAGCTATTTGATTTTGTCACTGTAAAAAACTCTAATGAAAATGTTAATCTTTATTATAGAATAAATCAAGAATCCACATGGACACAAATTATTAATAGTGCAATTATTGACATTGATGAAGAAATGCCTCTTATCACATTCAAACAGTATCATGGTGGACAAAGAGACAGCGTTCAATTTGAATTGAAAATAAATGTATTTTTCGATGGTGGCGTTACTTATCAAACGCCTGCGAATTTAACATCTGTGGGTGGAGCCATTTATCCAGAAGTATATGAGGCATCGATAGTTAATTGTCCGGATGGAGTTATTCTTCAAGACTCTTATTACAATGGAGAATGGATTTCTGGTCAATTTTTTGAAGATGTGCCTAAAACTATAGAAGTAGTTTTCAGACCAGAAAGTATTGATGTAAAAACCTATGTATTTAACTCTGCCGATGGATCAGCCTCGTTTGGTCCCTCTGGATCTATAGTGGGATACACTGCTTATCTAAATGGTCAATTAGTTACAGATTTAGATAACGTTCAGAAAAATCAGTGGTATCATTTAGTCCTTGTAGACTCAACACCAGCAGACACAACTTTTTCTTTAAATTTTCCAGATCCAAGTAATATATCTTATATGATTTTGACTGGATATCAAAATGAATTGGCAGAATCCGATGCCTTGGTCTTGTATAAAACATTAGTTGGAACAGACAATATTTCAGAGACTGAAAATTTAGGAATAGTTTCAGAATATGTAGGAGAAACTGGAACAGCATATACCCCTTATTCATATGCTTGGTCAATTATTGGTGCAGGCGGCAATTAAATGGGCAACATTTGGTCCAATTTGCTAAATAATGGGCAATCATGTTAAAATATTTTTATGAATAGCCCAAAAAATAGCAATAAAATAACAGTAATCAGTGAAACTGATTTGGGAATCTATGTCTGGCAAATGCCGGATGGTAGATTTGTTACAGATAAAGATCTTAACGTCATGAATATTGTTTCTAGAAGAAATGATTTACAGGCAATGGCTACTTTAACAAGAGTGGCGAGAAAACATGACATTCATGAAGGCCGCCCCTATTTTATTGAGGGTGCAAGACGAACAGATGATGAAGAATTAAAAGAGCAAGTGGAAAGAATGAAGGCGGGACTTGTTCCAGACCCGTATGACATTGGTGTGTATAAGGAGTCATTAAGAAATAATGAGTAAAGAGGATCAAGAAGAAAAGTTATTGGAAGTAACAATAACTAATCGAGTAAGTATAGAAGATACATCAGTAGATTCCTTTGAAAAATCTCTAGATGAGATTAGATCTCTTCGTGGATTGCACAGAAATTTTATACGCAAAGCAGACCGTGCTGCCAATAAAGAGGCTCAATCTAAGCGTGTAGATAGAGATAGACATTTTGGCTATAACTATTTGGACTGTGTAACGCCACCGTACAACTTTGACTATTTGTCAAAACTTTATGATCTTTCTCCCGCACATCATTCAGCCAGTAATGCTAAAGTTGATAATATTGTTGGATTAGGTTGGGAATGGATAGAGTCTCATTTAGTCAAAGAGAAAAAGTCTAAAGCTAAAACTAAGCGCAAACTTGAGATTATTGATCAAACGCTTACTGAAACAAAGAATGCTCTGAATGAGTGGATTGATACTGTAAGCAAAGAAGATCCATTCGAAGAGACCTTGAGAAAGATTTGGATCGATTATGAAGCTACTGGAAACGGTTATATGGAAATTGGACGTATGAAAAACGGACAGATAGGTTACATAGGTCATATTCCACCAAATAATCTCAGGGTTAGAGTAGAAAGAGATGGATACGTTCAAATTGTTGGTAATATTGCAACCTATTTTAGAAATTTTGGTGAACAAAATCCAAATCCAGTTACTACTGATACAATGCCAAATGAAATTATTCATTTTAAGAAATATAGCCCAACAAACGCTTTCTATGGAGTTCCAGATATTATTTCAGCTAAGACGGCATTGGCCGGAAATGAATTTGCTGCTAGATATAACTTAGACTACTTTGAAAATAAAGCTATTCCAAGATATGCAATTATTGCTAAAGGAAGTCGTCTTTCGCAGGGTGCTATCAATAAGTTGGTAGAGTTTTTTGAAACTGGATTGAGAGGAAAACATCATCGAAGTGTTTATATTCCTATTCCAGCTGGTGATAACGACATTAAGTTTGAAGCCATTGAATCATCAACACAAGATTCTTCATTTGGCTCATATCGAGAATCAAATAATGAAGAAATCTTTATGGCCCATAGAGTTCACAAATCTAGAGCTGGTGTTTTAGATAGTTCTGGCGGACTATCAGCAGCCCGAGATGCAGACAAAATCTTTAAAGAATCAGTCTGTAGACCAGAGCAAAGAATTATTGAAAAGAAGCTTAATAAAATCTTTAAAGAAATAACCGATATGTTCTTATTCAAATTAAGTGAATTGAGTTTGACAGACGAAGACACTCAATCAAAGATTGATGAAAGAAACGTTCGCATGGGCATTGATGTACCTGATGAAGTTCGTGCAAGAGATGGAAAGCCGCCTAGACCAGATGGTAAAGGTAATGAACCTTGGGCTGCTAATCCTCAACAGGCAGCAGAACAAAATGCTCAATCAGCTGCAAGCCGTACAAGAGATTCTGAAAGGTCAGCAGGTGCATCCGATTCAGATGGTGAGGGCAGAAACGAGCAAGGCGCAGGCCGAAAAACATCATAATTTGCATGATATAAAAAAATAGTTTATAATGAGAATCAAATGATAGAGAAAGCACAATTTTCAACAGACAATGATAGAATTCAAATTGGAATTCCATTTGTTAAGCATAATGAAGAGAAGCGGACCGTTTCCGGATTTGCTACATTAGATAATGTAGATTTAAGTGGGGAAGTTGTCACTGCCGATGCTTCGAGAAAAGCTTTTGAAAATTTCCGTGGAAATGTTAGAGAACAACATCTGCCTATAGCGGCCGGTAAAGTTGTCAATTTTCATCAGGAATCATATTTTGATTCTGCAACAGACAGAATATATAATGGAATATTTGTTGATGTGTATGTCAGTAAGGGTGCTCAAGATACCTGGGAAAAGGTATTAGACGGAACTCTTACTGGCTTTTCTATTGGTGGAACAATTAAATCATCAGATGAATATTATGATGCTAAATCAGATAGATGGATAAAATTTATTAATGACTATGATTTAATAGAACTAAGTTTAGTTGATTCACCAGCAAATCACCTATGTAATGTATTTTCAATAGCTAAAAGTAATGATGGCCTATCTGCACAAGGTATTGCTACAGAAACTGTTGTCGAAAATGTATTTTGGTGTGCAACTGATTCCATTGCAATAGCTACAAAAGAAGAAAAGTCTTCATGCTCCATTTGTCAAAAAGAGATGTCAAACCAAGGTTGGTTTGAATCAACTGAAAACAAAACGGAGAAAATGAGAGAAATTATATCAAAGTCTTTAAAGACTGAAGAGTCAGAGGAAATGAAAGGAGGTTCCCAAGTGGCTGAAAAAAACACTGAAGAAGCTGAATTAACAAAGTCAGAAGTCACAGAGGAAGCAACAGAGACAAACGAAGGCACAGAAGTAATGCAAAAATCTGAAGAAGCTTCTGAAGTCGCTACTGATGAGCCGGATTTCGAATCTATGGCTAAAGCTCTTGACGAAATTAAAAAGTCAGTTTCTACATATACAGAAGCTAGAGGAGCGGAAAAAGAAGAATTAATTAAGGCTGTTTCAGACAAGGTTAAAGAGGTTCAAGACGGAGTTCAAGAACAATTGGCAGATCTTTTAAAGAAGCACGATGCTTTAGCTGAGCAGTTCCAAGGATTTAAGGCGGGTCTAGATAATGTCGAAAAAAGACTAGATGCTGAACTAGATACTGCTGTAAAGAAATCACAATCATCAACTTCAAATCTTGATGATGAATTGAAAAAAGAGAAAAAAGGACTATGGACAGGCGTACTTCTTCCAAGTAACGACTAAAAATAAAATAAAGAAAGGAGTAAAAATACTGTGAGCAATGAACTACTTGAAAAAGTAATTCGTACTACTGAAGTAGGTTCTGGTGGTGGTGGTTTACTTAACGCCGACCAAAGCAACAAGTTTATCGACTATATGTTCGATGCAACTGTACTTGGTAAAGAATGTCGTCAGATCCGTATGAGCGCATCTGAAGCTGATATTGATAAGATTGGCGTAGGTCAACGTATCGCTCGTTTAGCAACAGAAGCTGTTGACACTGGTGTCAACGCTGCTGTTCAATTCACTAAAGTTACAATCTCAACAAAGAAACTTCGTTTAGACTGGGAACTTTCAAGTGAATCACTAGAAGATAACATTGAGGGGGCTGATCTAGAAGACACAATCGCTAGATTAATGGCTACTCAATTCGGTAATGATCTAGAAGATCTTGCTATTAATGGTGATACAGCTTCATCAGATCCACTTATTAAATCATTCGATGGTTGGTACAAACTTGCATTAGCTGGTGCACATATTGTTGATGGTCAAGGAGATACACTTAACCGTTTGCAATTTAACAAGGCTCTTAAGGCTATGCCACGTAACTACATGCAGCGTCGTAACCAATTGTCATTCTATAGTGGTTCCAACGCAATTCAGGATTACCTATACAGCTTAACTGATCTAAGCACAACTCCTGAAAATATTGCGGAATCAATGATCCGTACTGGACCAGTTCGTACAGAAGGCGGTGCCGGATTTGTTTCATCTTATGCTTTTGGTATTCCTGTAAAGGAAGTTCCACTATTTGATGAAACTGCCGATGGTACTTATTCTGGTGCTTCTGGCGATCACGGACATCTTGAACTTACATTCCCTAAGAATAGACTTTGGGGTATTAAGAGAGATGTTAAGATCTACAGCCAGTTCGACCAGAAGAAAGACACAATTGAATACACTGTATATGTTCGTTTTGGTGTTCAAATCGAAAACACAGACGCGTATGTAGTTGTTTCTAATGTTGGTATTACAAGTTAATATGGTTGTCTAATTTAATATCGAATATAGGGCGGGTTTCCCGCCCTATATTGCTTTTCATAAAAGATATATGATAGAATCGATTCAAGGAGGTAAAATGTCTTTTAGCGGATTAAAAGTAGATGAATTAAGAAAAGCATGTGATTTTTTTGCGGTGGATGTTGAACCAAAAGCCAAAAAAGAAGAATTAATTTTAGAGTTACAAAATAATGGTGTAGATTGGCAATCATATCAAAAATTTGTTTTGGGTGAACCAGATGTTCCGGTAGAGAGCACTCGTGTTGAACCGAAAAAGGTTGTAACGGAAGAGCTTCAAGCAGCAGACAATAAATACACAAATAGTACAGTTCTTGTGAAGTTGCAAGGCAAAAATGCTTCGTTTGAAGTAATGGGATTTAAATTTACTCAAAGAAATCCTTATAATGCAATGCCAGCAGATAAGGCTCAGAAAATAATGGATTGGCATCCTGGAGTTTTTTGTGTAGCAACACCCAGAGAAGTTCAAGAATTCTATAGTTAATAAATAAAAGGGGCTAAATGCCCCTTTTTGCTATAAAAAATCAATTATGCTACAATTGGCCTGGTGAAGAAATTTTGAAATATATCTATTCCAATACTTTATCATCGTTAACATATAATATTTATGTAGATGGTGTATTAACAAATGCAGATTCTAATGTTTCTGTATCGGTAAATGGCGTTCCTCTTGGAACAGCTGCTACAACTTCAACCGGCAAGTATTCAAAACCTTTACCATCAACCTATAACGCAGAAAACGGGGAACTTGATGTTCAATGGTCGTTCTCCCTCTCTGATAACCCATATCTAATAGATGAATGTTATCAAGTTATTACACCTTATGTAACATGGGATGAAGTTTATGATAAATTTACTACCTATGGTAAAACATATCAAGATTATTTAGAGGCAGAGAGCTTAGTAAGAAACATTATTGATGTTTACTGTGGTCAAAAGTTTATGAAGTTCGAAGCACAATTAGAGGCTGAGGGAACAGGCACTGATGGCCTTATTTTGCCAAATAGATTAATAACATTAGATGATGTTCAGTGGTATGACGATCAAAATGTTATTTATGTAGATCAAGACACTCCATGGGAACTGGCTGCTGATGGATGGATATTAAGAAAGCAGTCCTATTATGACAAGTTTGATCCGACTTGGCCAGGTAGAGATAAGTTCAGAAGAAATAGAATATATTTCGTCTCAGGATTATGGGGCTATGAATGTGTACCTGAAGAAATCCATGAGGCAGCTGGAGTCTTAATAGAAGATTATATTTGTCCAGATCAGAACTATAGAAATAAATATCTAGATAATATTAGATCTGGTGAATGGAGGCTTGAATACAATAGTTTTGCCTTCATAGGAACAGGCAATGCTGTAGCAGATCAATTGCTTAATTCATATAGAAGATTCCCTGAGTTTGGTGTGATATAAGTGGCATGTATTTTATCTTCAAGATATGTGTATGAAGCTGATATTTATAAAAAAACTATAACTAAAAACTCTAGTGGACAACTTATAAGCAATTGGGTGTTCGATAGAACAATAGTCTGTTATGCGGAAACTATTGTTGATGGCGGAGTAAAGTCAGCAGCTACAACAGAGACGTTTGATATACGCTATGAAAATGTCGATTGGGTTAAAATAACTAGTGGTCAAGCCTTAAGACGTTCAGATAGAGTTACCAATATTCGTAATAAAGCAACTCAAGAACTTGTCTGGAAAGAGGAAGAAATAAAAAATAATCCAGCAACTTGGTTTAATTCAAACGGGTCTGCACCAATAAATGATCCATTTGGAAGAACAGTTGAGTATAAAACTTTAATCAAGAGAGCAGAGGTTCAGGGTAATGGCAATTAATATACAAGCAGAATTAGCAAAAATAGAAACTGTTGTTTCAAAAATTAATTCTATTGGTGTAACCCTAAAGACAGAAAGTCATATTTCCTCTATGCTCAAAGCTTCCCATTCAGTTATGGCATCTGGATTTGTTTCTCACATGACAATAGAATCTATGAAGAATCCACAAAAATTTCATCATATGTATGAGTGGAGTCAAATTGGTGATCCAAACGCTAGATTATGGAGACATGTTTTACGTGGTGGTGGAAAGAGCAGAAAGGCATTTTTTGAATTCAAAGCGTCTAAAAAAACTGTTCCTGTACCCAAAGAACTTCAGGCCGTAGGCGTCAAGAGAAGACACATTTTTTATTGGAAAGCTCCAATAATTGAATATGGTCTTCCAGTTAGAATTTCTCCTAAAACAGCAAAAGCACTTGTTTACTTGAAAAAAGCTAGTCAGTCAAATCCAAATTCAAGATTTGTTGGGTGGGAGTCTGGCGGAATTATTTATAGAGAATCACCTGTCAATATCGATAAGCAGGGAAATAAAATGACTTGGGGATCATTTACTAAAGAGTATATAGCATGGTTTTCGGGAGATGAACCTAAAAAACTTGTACAAAATGCGGTCTTGAAACCGGCAGGTAAAACTATAAAGCAGGTTCTAGATTCAGAATTAAAGCAGGTAAATAAAAAGAAGTTTAGACAAAAAACTTTATCAATTGAAGCAATTGCATATGATCCTACTATAGGCGCAAAGTTGCAACAAGCACTTAATAACAATTATGCATTGGCATCAAAAAATAGGATGGTTGAAGAATGAGCAAGTGGTCCATAGCCCCATACTATTTTATCAATAAGTTTATTGAGGCTAGTCTAAGAAATGAAGATATTATTCCCGCAGAATCTAGTTATATGACAGAATTAGATTCACAAGATGTCTCACTTCCATTTTTTATACCAGCGCAACAAACAGCTGAAATGACTTCAGCCTATAATGAAGCAATTATAGAGCCAGGCGAAGAGGGTTTCGTAGATTTGCCTTTCGGTATATATACTGTAGCAATTCTATCGAGATCCGATTCGCCATTTTTTAGTTGTGGACGAATCGCCTACACTTTTTATTCACATGATGTAGATAAGTTGTTAGAAATAGTAAATTATGTAGTTAATTTATGTCAACGTGAAGATTGGACAGCAGCAGATATAAATGACTTTTTAAAGTCTGATGCCAATAATCCATTCGAATTTAAGACAATAATTTCTGAAAATTCGGCCGGTCCAATGGAAACAGAAGATGAAGGTGGAAGATATGCTTATATGGTAGTAGTTTATTATGAATCTACATATGAGGGTCTTTCTAGAGATTCAGATGGTCCAACAGTATTTTCTGGCAATTTGGGTATGTGGCATTAATTTGCAACATAATTGTCATTATGGGATAATATTAATTGGAAGAAGACGGCGGTTTGAAATTTTTGAAAAGGAGGGTAAAACCTAAAAATGGCACAAGGTAATTCACGTAATATTATTGTTGGAGCAGCAGCTATGTATATTTCTGCAAAAGACTCGCTAGATCCAACATTCTATACCAGCTCTGATTCTGATATTCCATCACCAGCTATTCCAACTTTAAGCTCAGGTGTTTCAGCGGTATCAGCTTTAGATGGTAGCTCCGCTTGGAGATTTACCGGTTATACTCAAGAAGGTGTTGAGGTAGCTTACGAACCTGATTATGGTGAAGTAGAAGTTGACCAATTGCTTGACGCTGCTAAGATGTATAAGCAAAAAATGACTATGAGTGTTCGAACAACTCTTGTTGAAGCAACTCTAGAAAATCTAATGGTTGCATGGGCACAGTCTCCAAACGTTTCTGAAGGACAAGCACCTTCATATAAAGCGAATGGTGTTGGTGGACTAAATGACACTACAGGTTTCGATCAAGGTGGTTCAGCAGTAACTCTAAATGAGGGTGATGAACATCTTGGTATGGCTGCTGGTGCTCTTGGTATTGAGCCGGTAGAACGTTCACTTGCTTTCGTTGGACTATCACCTAGATCAAAGGTTGATGGAAAGAAGAGAGAAAGAATTTACCACGCGCGTAGATCACTTCAGGTTGAATCATCAACTCATGGTTTAAAGCGTGCTGAAGCTACTGTATTCCCAGTATCATTCCGTTTGCTACCTGCAAGCGTTTCTGGTGCGGAATATGGTTCTATTCGTGACAGAGTTATTACAACTGCGTAATCTCTAGTTTCACGTTATCTGATAGCCCTGGTTCGCCAGGGCTATCTTTAGTTTAGTTGCAAAATAATTATTGCTATGATACTATTTATTTTAAGATAACGTGAAAGGAACTATAATGGCAAATAGAGTTTATTCTGTCGAGGATATTGAACTACAGGATTGGGACAAGCCAATCAGAATACATCCTCTTACTATTAAAAAGCTAAAGAAACTATTTGAGAAAATAGATTTTGAAAATGAAGATGTAAAAAAGAAATCATTACTAGATGTATTTTTAGATGCTGTTGCTGTTGCAATGGAAACATTTGAACCAAGATTGAGTGATCCAGATGTTTTATCAGAACATATCGATCAACCAACCCTAGAACATATTTTAGATGTAGCAGCAGGGGTGAAGTTAAATGACCCAAATCTAGCAGCGGCGATGGCGAACAATCAGGATGGGATCAATTAGTAGATCTAGAAGCTGAACTTATGTATTTATACCCGGGAACTTGGAAAAGTTTTGATGATTTAGAGGAAAATCTAACTAGACAAGAATTAGCAGTCATGTTAGAAAAAGGTAGAGACTTGAAGCGAGAACAATATAAGTTCATGGCAGCACTAAAGGGTATAGATCTAGATAAAGAACAGCAGTCATCTTTTGATGATGTAAAACGTCGTGCAGCCGCAAGAGTTGCCGGAATGTCTGAAGAGCAAATTGAGCTTGATGGTATGATTCAAGTTATAGAAGAGGATGAATAAAAATAGAACAAATTACAATAAGCTTTCAAGGTGAAGCTGACTTTAAAAAGGTTCAGGCCGAACTAACAGCCCTAAACAGATCTATTGGAGATTTGGGTAGGGGTATTGAAACTTTAAATTCTAAAACTCTTTCTTCTAAAATGGCTAGAGATATTCAAGCCATTGCTCAACCTAAATTTGATTGGGATATGGGGCTTCGTCAAGCTGATCAGATGGCGAAGCTTATCCAAAAGAATAAAGTCGGAATTAGCGAATTCTTTGGACAATGGCGCAAAATGGGTGATATGGCTGTTCAGCAAGCCAGATTACAAAACTCATTATCTAAAAATCTAGGTAATGGTGCTATGCAAATAACGGTTCCAACAGCTAGCTCTGTAAAAGAATTTACATCGAGCATGGAACTTGCTAACAGAGAAATGTCTTTGCATGGTGAACTTTTAAAATCTACTGGTACCCAAATTCAAAATTGGGGTAAAAATACTCAGTGGGCTGGTAGACAGCTTATGGTTGGTTTTACAATTCCTTTTGCAGCAGCAGCCGCTGCTGCTGGTGTTTATGCTTACACCGTGGACAAAGAATTAACCCGAATTGAAAAGGTCTATGATGGAACAACCGAGGGCCTTAGAAAAATGTCAATGGAAACAGCCAAAATGGTTACTCAAACAATGGGTCAGCCAGTTAAAGAAACATTAGACGTTATGGGTCAATTAGCTGCTGTAGGTAAACAAGGTGTAGATTTGCAAAGATCAACTGCTGAAGTTCAGAGACTAACAACCTTGGGTGAAATGGATAGAATGGATTCACTTAAAGCTGTCATTTCATTGCAATCTACATTTAAAATGAGTACTCAGGAAACTACTGAGGCCATCAACTATATGAACGCCGTTGAAAATGCTACCTCATTGAGCATGCAAGATTTTGCTGAAGCTATTCCGCGCGCAGCTGCTCCAGTAGCAGAATTGGGCGGTAGCATTAAAGAACTTGGTACTATTTTAGTAGCCATGAAAGAACGTGGTGTGGATGCTGCTGAAGGTTCAAATGCTATTAAAACCGTTATGAATAGATTGCTTAATCCCGCAAAAGAAACAGAGCAATTATTCCAGCAATTAACGGGGAAATCTCTTAAAGATTTTATTACGACCACTAAAGGTCAACTAATGCCTACAATGATGGGGCTTTCAAAGATTATTCAAGAATCTAATCTTTCTGTAGCTGAACAACAGCAATTAATTGGTCAATTAGCTGGTTCATATCAGATGACCAGAATGACTTCTATTTTGCAAGGTCTAGCCGACACAGGTGGTCAGGTAGGAAGAGCAATGGAAGTTGCCAAACAAGGTGCTGGAGATTTGGCAAATGTGGCTGGTAACGAACTCCAAAAGCAAGTTGGAAGCCTTTCTGGTCAATTTAACATAGCACTTGAAGGATTTAAATCAGAGTTTCAAGAATTCGGTGAAATAGCGCTTAAGGTGGCAACATTAATCCTTAAGAGTGGTGAAGCAGTTCTATCATTTGTTAATAACATGCCAGATTGGGTTAAAAGCGGAATAGTTATTCTTGGAGCTTTTACAGCTATTGCTGGTCCATTAGTCATGATTGCTGGTTTAATTGGTAACCTTATTGGAACTGGTGCTAAGTTAGTTGGTTCATTTATGCGTCTTGCTGGTGGATATAAGTCTATGACTATTGAGCAAAAGGCTGCCCAAATGGCTTCTGGAACTTACAACAAGATGCTTTTAACTGAGGCTGACAGTGTTCAAATACTTATTTTCCAATTAGAAAAACTTCAGGCCGCATATAAAGCAACAAGTATGGCAGCAACTGCCCCGGGTAATAATTTAAATCAAATTAACGGAATGGCTATAGGTAGAACCAAAGATGGATCAATGTACATTAACGATCCAAAAATTGGTCCTAGAGCATTGAATGCTTCTGAAAAATCGGCATACAATGAACAGGTTGCAATTGCTGCAACAGCCAGGGAACAAGCAAAGGTTACAGATGAAACCAAAAAGTCTGCTACTGCTCAACGCGCCTTTACTGGAGAATCTTTGCTTGCTGTATCTGCTGTGTCAGGTATTGCGTCTATGGCTATGGGTGCAAATAGCAGTTTTGCAGAATGGTTAAATTATATTTCATTGGCTTCTGTAGCGCTTTATGCGCTTATGCCTATCTTAGGTAAAATTGGAACAGCAATTAAAGCTAATGCCGCCGCACAATCTCTTATGGGAATTGGCGGAGGTGGATTAGCTGCTAAAGGTGCCGGAATGCTGTCAGGAATTGGATCATTTTTAATGAATCCAGCTACATTATTAGTAGGTGCTGGTGTTGCTACGGCTTATGGTATATACTCATTAGTTACTGCTGAATCAAGAGAGCAACTTGCAAACATGGAGGCCGTAAAGAATTCTACAGATCTTTGGTCCAAGTCCCTTGGTTTTGTTAAGCAAGAAATGGGTCAAATTAAAACTGCTTCTGGAGAAGTTAAGGATACTGTTGATAGTATTGCTCAAAAGATGAGAGAAGAAAATTCTCCATTAGTTCAAGAAGTGAGAAAGCTTAGCGATGGAAAGCTATATGACAGAATTAGAACTGAACTTTATAAGCTTCAGGGTCAAGGACTTCCACAAGATCAGATTACTCAGGGACTAGATGCTTTACTTCGTGCCGCAGGTAAAAAGAAGGAAGAAATTGATAAAATTATGGGTCAAATTAAATTCGATTTCGATTTTACTGGCTCTAAAAAAGATTTAGATAAATTCCTTTCAGATGTAAGGAGAAGAACATTTGATTCTACTATTGCTGGTGGAGCGTTCCAAGGCGATCCAGGATTTTTTGGAAAACTTTCTCAAGTTACTGACCAGGGTGCCGCAGGCATTAAAGAGACAGCCAAAACTTTATGGGACAGAATGGTAAATCTTGATCCTTCTCAAAGAGCGTATCTTTTGAATAATATAACCACACAAATGTCAGACATTCAAAAACAAACAGCAGATAGGATTAATCAAAAATTCAAGGGTACTGTAGGGTTTAATTCTGGTCCAGCATATAACTGGGAACAATTAATGCAAAAGTATACAACATTTAGTGATAAATATGGTGTATTTAGTGCAAAAACAGATGATGCCTTTTCAAAAGAAATTGCTCTTGCTGCTAATTCTATGAGATCGTTTACAACAGAGGTTGCTAATTTGGCTGGTGTTTCTCCGGATGTAAGTAAGAAATTTAAGACATTTAGTGACTTGCTTCCACACCTGAACCAAGGAACTATGTCTGGTGAACAAGCTATTAAGCAATATGGTGAGGCTTTGAGTGCAGCAGAAAAAGATGGTAAAAAGCTTACAGATGAGCAAAAATTACAATTGGCAACAATTTATGCTTTGGCTGGTGGATTAGATGCTGCTAAATTAGCAACTGGAGAATATACAAGAAAGCAAACAGACCTTGGTGCAGAAACTCAGGCTAATGCAACTAAACTTCAAGCATTTCTTACTACGTTAAAAAACGTTAATTCTGAACAGGGTAAATTCTTTGATGCAAAGACCTCTGGAAATCAAGGATTTGTTAATTTGGGTGAAGATGTTCAAAAGCAAGCTCAAACATTAGCTAATTCAACCAAACAAATTTATTCTGGTGCTTCAAGTACTATTATGGATGCATTGGCATCACAATCTGAACGACAATTCCAAGCAAGACTAGACTCTATTAGTGCGGCATATGACAGAAAGAAGAGCGCATTGGATAGAGAATCTAAGGCTTTGGATAAATCTTGGGATGCTAGAATGAAAGATTCTAAGCGTGGATTCGATGAAACTAAGAAGCAAATTGAAAAGAATTCCGAAGCAGAAATAAAGGCAATTGATGGACAAATCAAGGCTCTTCAAGATAAGAAAGAAAAAGAGCAAGAAATTGAAGAGCAACGTCAGGCACAATTTGAAGCTGAACAACGAAGAATCGAAAGACTTAATGAAATTGCCAATAGAAATATTGACTTCAATAGAGCAATGGCTGAAGGCAATTTGGATGAAGCTGCTCGAATTCAGAATAATATGGCCGGTGTTCAATCTGGATGGGGTTCAGAAGATGATGCCAGAAAGTCTCAATTTGCTGCTAATCAGAGATCAAAAGAAATTGATCAACAAATTACTGAACTTAATGAAAGAAAGCAAATCATTAATGAGGCTAAGGCAGCCAAACTAGAAGCTCTAGCTGCTGAAGAAGAGGCAGTGACAGAATCTTTGCAAAGACAAAGAGAGATGGAAAAAGAGGCTCTTCAGGAAAGAATGGACAATCTTCAAAAAGAGCAAAAGGCAAAAGAGGATACAGAGCGTCGTAAGCAAGAAATCCAAAAGAAATCTTTGGAAATTGAACTTGCAACATTGAGAGAATTTGTTCCTCAAAACGAAGCTGAATTGTGGTCACATATTGGAAGAGTGCAAGATGCTTATGGTCGTCATGGAATCCAACTTACTATTAAAGGTGGAGAATGGGGCCAAATTATTGGTAATGCACTTCAATCCAATGTTGATAGAGCCAGAATAAATATGTCAAATGATGCGGCATGGGCATCGTTCGGTGCTGCTGTAGCAGGTGCTATTTCTAATGGTGCGTTTGGGCTTAGCCTGGGAGACTTCTTTAACATGCTTGTAACTGGTAATCCTCCTTCAGGATGGAAACCGCCTGGCGCAAGTAAGCCATATCAAGGGCAGCGCGGCGATATGCAATATGCATTCCATACAGGTGGTTATATTGGTCGTGATACTGGTGGTAGATTAGGCAGAACTGGAGGACTTTATGATGATGAAGTTCCAGCTATTCTACAAAAAGGAGAATATGTTCTAAATAAAGATGCTGTTAGCAAGTATGGAACAGATTGGGTAGATCAAATTAATTCCGGTAAAGTTGGAATTGGTGGAGGAGACCCCGGCGTAGCTATGGCTGGTATGTTCGGTGGCGTTATTGGAACTATGATGAGAGGGCTTATTGGGGCTACATTCTTGGGTGCTCAAGAGCAATCAGCTACTAATGGTGGACTTTCAGTTCTCAATATGGCTCAAAAGGCAGGTGTTTATGGTGGGGTTAAGCTCTCAGATGAACAATTAAGAAATGCTAACATCATTGCCAATGTTGGTAAAAGCATGGGCGCATCCACAAGAGATATCATTATCTCTTTGATGACTGCTATGCAAGAGTCGACTTTGAGAAATCTTAACTATGGTGACCGAGATTCTGTTGGTCTATTCCAGCAAAGAACATCGCAGGGTTGGGGAAGTATTGCACAAATTATGAATCCAGAATATGCTGCAATGAAGTTTTTCCAGGGATTGCTTAGAATTAAAAATAGAGATTCTATGTCACCAACTCTTGCAGCTCAAGCTGTTCAAAGATCAGCCTTTCCTTACGCCTATGCAAAATGGCAACCAATGGCTGAAGCTCTTGCGGGCGCTGGAATTGGATCAGCCAATTTCTCAAGAGCAATGTCAGGATTGCCTGGATTTGGAATGTTTGCCAGATTAATGAGCGGCAACTCTTCTGGATCTATAATTGGATCAGGAACAGGTAAATATGCTAAACCTACATCTGGTAGAGTAACATCAGAATATGGTAACAGAAGAAATCCAATTTCGGGCAGAAATGAATTGCACGATGGTATTGACATTGGCGCACCTTCAGGAACACCGATTTATGCAACAGACTCGGGTACAGTTGTATCTGCCGGAATGAATTCTGGTGGATTTGGTAACTGGACTATTCTAGATCACGGCGGTATTAAATCTGGTTATGCTCACCAATCTAGAATTGTAGTTTCACCAGGGCAACGAGTAAATAAGGGTCAACTAATTGGTTATGTGGGTTCAACTGGTTATTCAACTGGTCCTCACTTGCATTTCCAGATGGGTGGAGGTCCAAGAAATTGGCAAAACCCAAGAACATTTATTCCGGGACTAGAAATTGGTGGAATGATCAAGTATGATAATACCTTGGCTAATTTACACAAGGATGAGACTGTTTTAACAGCTCCATTGTCTGCTAAGCTTGAGCGCGGCATTGATAATCTTGACAAAGGAATGCCAAATCAGTATTATATAGATATCAATATAGAAGGAACCAGCGTTTCCAAAGAAGAAATAACAGAATCTGTTATGTCTGCGATTGAACAAGCAAATAAGAATAAGGACAAGAGATTGGGGAAGATTAGATAATGGGAATAATTAGATTGCCTATAGACTGCATTGTCAGTTTTGGCGGAATGAGAGTTACAGACCATAAAAGATCTCCATTATCTATGAGTACATCCAAAATTGAAAATAAAAAACGTATGGCGGATGGAACCCTAAGAAGATTTGTTGTTGCAGAAAAAAGAAAATTTAGAGTTTCTTGGGAAGATCTTCCAAATGAAGATTCGAAAACAGTTGACGGATATGCCGGGGTAATTTCTATATATGAATTCTATAAAGATAATCAAGGGAGCTTTATAATGACTATCACTTATGGTGATAAATCAACAGAAGATGTACTTGTAATGTTTGAAGACTTTAACTATAAGTTAAAGAAAAGGGGATCATATACAGACTTATATGATCTAGACATTTCATTGGATGAGGTATAATGCAGTCTATACCTACAGAATATTTAACTGCAATCCGTCGAGGACATGATATAAAGGGTAAACCTTTAGTTATTGCTGAGTGGAACTTTAATCATTTAAAAACAACAGAAGTCAATGAATTGGACTCTGATAATACCGCATGGCCATATAACAAACAATATTTTCCAATTGGTGCTATAACAGATAGAATTAGGCCAAAATCTGGAATATTTTATGCATTCGCAGATAACGAATCATACACTATGACGAATACAGGCGCGGGGCTCTCCTCAGAAAGATTTTATACTATCGAGACAGACAGCAAATTTAAATACTATATGTCCCCATTACAATCAGAAACTTATGACATCAATATCTCTGATCCAGCAGGACCAATTGGTGAATTTAAATTAGACAAATTTAAAGTTAAGGTTGATTATGAATCTTTTGTCAAATCCAATAAAATTAGAATTGGATTTAATTTGGGAACTATACCTAAAGATTGGTCTATCGAAGTGTTCGAAAAGAACGCTAATGCTTGGGTAGAAATAGCGGACCGACCAGATGTCGACGCTGCTACAGGCTTATGTGAAATTTGGTGGAATGGTTCGGCTTGGGTAGATATTCAACAGCTTGATGAATCTATTTATCAAGAAATTAAGGGTGTAAGAATACATATTCGAACTGTTGCCGACGCCGATTCTAGAATTCAGTTGCTAGAAATCGCGGCTATGCGTGAACTAGATCTTACTTACAGAGTTTCAGAATATAGTATTGACATGAGCATGGATGAGGAAGATTTTATTTATCCAGTTGGACAAATTAGTTCAAATAGTGCATCCATTGTTATCAATGACTATGATCTAAAAATAAGCAATAAAGATCCAGCATCAGATTTCTTTGGATTATTAAATGTTTGGTGTCAATTTAGACTTTATGTAGATTATGACCTTTCGGATTATTCCGGCGCAGCTAGCTACAAGGCTAGAGTTGCAACCATGTATACATCTGAATGGCAACAAACAAACGAATATGAATACACGCTTGAAGTATTTGATGTATTAAAGATACTTCAAGATTTATATTGTCCAGCAATGCTTGTAGAAAATGAATCTATTGCCAGAACAATGTCAACCATATTGGATCAGGTTGCTGTAGATTCTTATAGTTTTCAATCCGAGGATTTCGATACAACAGCAACAGTAAAATACTTCTGGACAAATGGAGAAGAGACTGTATATGAGGCTTTTCAAAAATTATGTGAATCTCATCAGTGTGCAATTTTTTGTGATGAATTTGGAGTTATTCAACTAGTTACCCGCTCTGAAATAGCAAATGAGACGGATACTCCAGTATGGACATTTTTGGCAGAAGAAGATGGGTTAGATATCCCCGACATTGCTACCTTTGATAGAAAATATGAATTGATTGCCAATGATGTAACTATTAAATACAAAAAGATGCAAGCAAAAGTCGATGAATTAGATTTAACCAATCAGCCATTGACATCAGTTGTGTGGGAACCGGATGACACCGTAACTCTTCGTGCATCAGCACTACAAAGGGAAATAACTTCTTCAGGAGTTTCATATCCACATCCAACTCTTGGTACACCTGTTAATAACAGCATTTGGATTGATCCAGCTGAGGCTGCAACCTGGCAATATAAGGGATCAGCAAATATTGATGGAGAGGTCTTTGAGTATAACGGAAAAGGATACTTTCAATGGGACTTTACTGCCGGGACTAAAACCGAGGTTATCATTTACAATGATGATGAAAAGCGCAAAAAGGATCTAGAAACTTGGAATAGCTTTACTGGTGGTGGAATTGATCCAACAAGACAAAATCATTTTACTGGTAGATTAGTTACAACAAAAAGAAATGTAGACGGTCGCGGAGAACTATTCCATTCACCTCGCATTGCTGATGGATGGTATTTAATGCATATGTGGATGGCAGGTGCAGGTTCAGCATATTGGCCAGGTAAATATTTCGAATGGGGTGGTCAATTCGTCCCGGGCGATTGGAGAACAAAAACAAATTGGGTTGAAGCTCAATACAAATGGAGTTGGAAAGACTCAATTTTAACCTGTGATCATGTAAAAACAGGTGGCTCAAATCCAGATGTATGTGCTGTTATTCTGAGAGAATTTGATACAACAGAAATGAGAGAGTTCGGAACAAGGATCAGATTTACTCCAGGATGGGGCCACGCCGGTATCGTTTTAAATATATCTGATGCAGATGGGTTTGTTTATGATGATCAGGGTCCAGATCACCCAATGGATGCACATAGATTCTATCAAGTTAGTTTACTATCTACTGAAGCGACAGATAAGCTTGGCCGTGGATGGCAAGACGAAATATTTTGTGAAGTAAAAAATGGAAATACATACAAGCCCATGAAATCTTTTAACGGTGGCTTACGTGGTATCAAATGGCAACTAGACAACAATAAGTGGTATGATTTAGATATTACTTATAGCGAAGATACATGGATTAATGGAGAGCACTGTTCGGCTATTGAAGTATTTATTGATGGTCAACTAGTAGACACTTTTTATACAACAGATAGAATTAGAGCTACTAATTGGGGTGGACTTTTTGTCCGTGGTGCCAGCAAGGTAGATTTTGATTATTTTTATGCAACCAATAACATTGATAGTAGATACCACTATGACGATGAGAAATTTGATATGAATGTTGTTCAATTAGAGCCGGGAACGAATCTTAAAAAGATAATTAATTTTCCTATGCAAGATGGTTGGCTAGGAACTGGTGCACTTAGCCTAGTAACACATACTACAAATGCAACCATTCATTCATTAAAGCTAATTCATGATCCTGGCATTAATATACCAAAGAGTGTTAAAAATCTTGGAACGTTTACACTGACTCCAAAATCCAGACGTGTTTGGGAATTGTCAGAAACAATGGATTATGCCTCTATGATAGAGATAAATTACACCTCTACAAATAATTTATCTTTATGTTATGAATTTACTCAGGTGCCAAATATGGCATATGGAGAGGGTTCATATAACGCACCAAATGATTTTTCTATCTATGACATCAGCAAGGGCGGATACATTTCAAACAAATTGGGGGCAACTATATTAATGTCCCCAGACGGATTGCCAGCCAATAACTGGGGATTTGATGAGTTTGGAAACGCTAAGCAAAGAAACTATTTTTATGAAGAATTCGGTGCAATTGCACATGAAATTAGAACATTTGAAGTAGATCTAGATAAACAGCCAGCAAAATCAATTAATATTTTTCTTAGTAATGATAAGATTAGATTGGTTGATCAGAAGTATCATCCAACCAAAGGTGTTTTTACTTTAGCAAATGCTTCTAGAAAAACTGAAATAGTTAATGGGACAGAGGAAATTACTGAATCCCAAAGCATTGATCATTCGCTAATGCTTTATGGATATGTTTTAGAAGAAAAGGGCGAAGGACAAAAGAATGTCAAGGATGAAATTTCTGTCAGACGATATGGTCCAATTAAAATGACTTTAGAGGCAGAATGGATTCATACAGAAGAAGAAGCGGAAGAATTATCAAAATGGATAGTTGAACATTGGGCAGATCCAATGGACGCTGTAGAAATTGAAGTGTTTTCTAACACCTTTACCCAAATTGGCGATAAAGTTAATATTAAATTTTCTCAGGCGGGTGTAGAAGAGGCTTGGCTATTTATTGTTACAAGACTTCAAAGGGACTTTGATAACGATGGATTTTCTTGTAAAATGTCGCTTCGTAGAGTACGCTAACTTGACCAAAAAAATCTAGATGGTATAATAAGTTTAATGACACAAATCAAATCAAATGATATTATTCAAGAAGAAAGTAAAAGAGTAAACCCGATTAATCCACTTCCCCGCGATTTGGCACAGTCGGGTATTACCGATGGCAATAGTCCAGCACCCACTATAAAAACAGAAGCTAAAATAGAGGAAAGTGCAGCTCCAAACCAGATAGATCCTGCTCGTATTCCAGAAGCACCAGCGGTATTGTCAGTCAAAAGCCAAACTGTCAGGTTTACCTCCGATGGAACTTCAGTAATTGATTTGGTTTTAGTTGTTCAAGACGTCGCGGATGCAGTAGAATATGATGTGAGGGTGACTAAAGATGCAGGGTCAGTATAAAATATTTGTAGATGGAGAGTTATTATATATAAAAAATATAATAACCGCTGAAGGTAGATTGGCTGCGATTAATGCTATTGCAGGTAAAAGAACTGGATTTGCAGAATCTATTGTCGTTGGCATTGGATCAACTGCTGCAACAGCTGATGATAAAACCTTAGAATTTCTTGTTGCTGGCTCTTCAATATCAACAATAATTACTGATCCAGTTAATGAAAGAATATACTTTAAGTCTGTCCTACCAGCCGGTGACCAATATAAAATTTATGAATTAGGATGTTATTCATCTGGAATTAATGCTGCCCTTCAAACAGGGGTCTCTACAGGCGTATTGTTAAATAACTTTAACGGGGCAACAACTTGGACAGATGTTTCTGGCACACACACATTATCTGCTGTAAACTCACGATTAGATTCGGACTCCATCGAGTATGCAATTACTGCTTCGGGAACTGTCAAAGGTTATGCAACATCAGCTATTGATCTATCATCTTTACCCGATAGCACAGAATTTTCATTGGCATATTATGTTAATAATTTAGCAGATTTAATTATTAGATTTAAAACTGACGATACAAATTATTACTCATATAATGGATTAGTTGTTTCTAATGGATATAAAATAGATAAATTTTTAAAGTCAGACTTTTCTGCTACCGGATCTCCAAATTGGGCCAGCATTGTAGCTATAGAAATTGAAGCTACTGCCACAGGTAGCCCAGGAACAATATCATTAGACGGATTAAGATATGATATTGTTCAGGCAGCTGGATCAGGGTTAGTTTCTAGAGCAGTATTGAGTTCTCCTATGGAAAAGCTTAGTGGAATTACTATGGATATAGAATATGTATTGGAGCTTGACATTTAATGCCAGAAATATTAATGAGGGATTTGAGTCCTGGACAAAATTACGTCTTTCAGGTTAGAGCAAAAGATAGAGATGGAGATTTTTCATCATGGTCAACTGTATTTAAAGTAAATACAGTTAGTGATACAATTGCACCTAGCCCAGTAACAGGATTGTCTTGGACAGTAGTTGGATCATCCTTTGTTGCCACTTGGACAAAACCGACTACAGATTCTAATGGCAATACATTAAAAGACTTTAAGGATTATCAAGTAACTGTAACAGTCGGTGGAACAAGCAAGGTTTATTACGTTGCTCAAGAACGCTTCGATTTCTCTTTTGATGCAAATGTTGGTGTCTTTGGCTTACCAGAACCAGCTGTTGATATTTCAGTTAAAGTAAGAGATCTTGTTGGTAATCTGTCAACAGCAGCAACTGCATCAGCAACGAATCCGGTGCCAAATAATATTGTCAATTTGACTGTTAGTGATGCACCAGATTCTATTGCTGTTAATTGGGACGCGGCAACAGATGATGATTTAAAAACTTATGAAGTTTACTTATCATTAACTGATCCATTTACTCCAGATTCAACAAATATAGTTTATTCTGGATTGGCCACTAATTTTATTTATAGTAGTACAAATTCTACTATACATTATGTTAAGGTCCGTTCCGTTGATGTATTTGGCCAGGGCTCAAGCTATGCTTCTGGATCAGCAACTCCTAAATTAACTTCTACAGTAGATACTGATCCACCAGGAACTATTTCAACTGTTACTGTGACAACAGGCGCAACACCAGTTGACTCATATATTGATGTTGTTTGGTCACCTGTAGCTGATACAGATTTACAAGATTATATTATTAGATATAGTACAGATGAGCTTTCATGGCAATATATTAATGTGCCCGCTGATCAAACAGAGGTAAGAATTTCAAGACTTCTACCAGATGAAGACTACTTTGTTTCGGTTAAAGCTGTAGATTTTTCTGGTAATGCTAGCGGTTGGACAAACGCTAGCACATATCCAATTACTACAGCGAAAGATACAACACCACCTTCAAAACCGGCGGTACCAACTATTGCAACTGGACCGTTAAGTATTCAATTCAGTCATGATGGTACTAAGGATGGTGGAGGAAATCTAGAATCTGATGTTGAATACTTTGAAATTCATGCTAGCACTACAAATGGATTTACACCAAGTTCATCAACACTAATTTCTACAGCTCCATTTGCAGGCCCAGGCCTTCCTATTGTTGAAAAAATAGTTATTCCCATGCCAGACTCTGTTGCAAATGCCTATTGGAAGATTATTGCAGTTGACACAGCAGGAAACAAATCAACAGCATCCAATCAAGTTTCAGCTTTGCCGGGTCTGATTGAAAATGCCTACATACAAAATGCTACTATTACTGACGCTAAGATACAAACACTAAGTGCTGCAAAGCTTATAGCGGGAACAGCCTTTATTAATGATTTATATATAAGATCAACATTAACAATCGATGATTCAGATGGAGTTATTCAATCGTCAGACTACAGTGTCCCACTGCAAACGGGATGGAAGTTGGATGAAAATGGATTATTTATTTATGATGGTGTAGTTGCTGCAAAAGCATTGCTTGTTCAAGACTCAAATAATCTTATTCCTCTAATGTTTGCTGACTTTGAATGGAGTCAAGATTATTATCATGATGAAAATGATCTAGTTAATACTGATTTTATGGAAGCATCTTTGCAGATGAGAGTTAATCAAACTACTATGATTGGTGGTAGTCGATTTGGCGATAAGGCACTAAGATTGTATGATGTTGGAACAGCTGTGGAAAATTACTTAGATTTCGCTGTTGGCGGGTTTGGTTCAGGATTCAATATTGATATTGAAGGTAATCAAACTTATATCATCTCAATGTACATCAAAAATAATCTTGGGATTCTAACATCTATTAATGTCGGCTTTGACCATGACGTTCCTGGGGAAATTGAAGATTCTATTGATATTGATGCTGGAACAGATTGGAATAGATATTATGTTATTGTCACAGTTCCATCTGGTGCAACAAAAGGTAAAATCTATATAGAAATTCCGTTGGGAACAGAATTTGATTTCTATATTGACGGATTAATGGTGGAAAGACAAATTGCCGGTATTGAAGAGCCTTCACCATGGACACCACCATCATCTACTATTATTGATGGTGGATCAATTGTCACTGGCGTAATTAAATCATCCGCACCAGCTGTATCTGCACCAGATCAACCAGCATGGTCATTAGATGCTGAGGGAAATGCTCAATTTGGTGATGTTCTAGTTCGTGGTGAGATGGTCGTCGGAGCTGGAGGAGACCTTGCAAATTCAACTGTTAGTTCAGCAAATTATGTTGCCAATACATCAGGATGGATTATTAAAGGTGATGGAACCGTAGAATTTAATGATGGAATTTTCCGAGGAGGATTGTTTCTTCAAGAGACTATTGAGGGAGAAGATTATTCAATTAACATTGATAATGCTATTTCTTCATTCCGGTTCAGTGGATCACCAACCTATGATGATGTATTTGATGATGGCATTGCATTAACAAACGTTATTGATGGTAACAGCCCGGTTATTCATATGAAGGGTTGGTCATTCTCATATGATGATGGATTATTTATTGCGTCAACTCCAGTACAGGCAGTGACAAGAATTACTCCCCAAGGGCATTTACAGCTTTTACACGATTCTTCACATGGAACTGAAATCTTTGATTTAGATGGAAACTATACATCTAGCGCAGATCCAGATAAAGAAATTAATGATACCTATGGATTTTCTACAGTGTATTTGGGTGCCAATGCGGATAGAGGTATTGAGAATGCAACAAATAATGCATATGATAATAAACACTTTTTGGAAAATAAAACAAGAGGAGCTTTATATAATGATTCTGTTGGTGCAACAGAGCCAAGAGTTGTAGCAAAAACAAATGAAATTTCAAAAACATCTGTTCCGTGGGCGTATGGATATAATCCAGTGTCTAGTATTAAAAAAGAGGTAATTACAAGAAATTACTTCAAGTCGAATAACAAGATTAATGACACTTGGGATATTTTCGATAACGCTGGTGGTATTTCGTATTACAATACAAATACAACAAGAAATAGAATTTCTCTTATTTCTATTGATAATAATATGTGGGCAGCAGGATATACAAATCTTAAGTCACTAAATATGTCTTTTGTGACTGCTGGTACCGGAAACCCTATTATTTATTTAGGTCCAACAGATACAACTTATAATCATACTGTTACTCCAGGACATTATTTACATCTGAGTGCTTGGTTTGCAACAGCAAATAATACTATTCAAGTGCGAGCAAGAATTAAATTTAGTAATGGGACAATCGCATGGGGGCCTTGGGAATACTTAAATAACAATTTTGGTGGTGCTGTAGGCACTCAACCAGTTGGATTTCCTTATGGGTATTGTTATGCTGCTAATTTTGATACAACGGCGATTGGTCCCGTTCCCGCCGGTGTAACTACATGTTTGGTTGGATTTGAATTTACACCAGTAGTATCAACAAGTACCGTATGGATGACAGCAGTACACTTTTCATCATATAACGATAATAATAAATCTGGTGGTGCTTTTGCGGCAGTTGGAGCTACAGAAAACATTATTTCAAAAGCCGGTATTGAAATCGATACAACTGCTGACCCTGATTCGTATCAAAATGTTTTTGCAGCAGGATCTTTTAATGCGCCAATCAACGAATCTGATTGGCAGATTGACAAAAGCACCCTAACTGGTATAACATTATATGCTGAGAGAAATAATGTATTAACTAATGAGACCTTCAAGGTCGACATTAATACAATGGGTCTTGGTTGGGGAACTATTCCTGAATCAAGAAAACAACATGGTGTTTATCTGGTTAATAACTCAAATGTTTCTGTAACTCAAAGTTCTTCACTAAAAAGACTTGATGTTCCTAATTTAGTAACAGTGAAGCATACAAATAGAAAAACTTATACATCATTATGGAATGAAAATGGATTAGTTTGGGAAACAGCTGTTTCTGGAACTAATTATACAAGATTGTGGGCTAGACGTAGTGGAATGTATATTATTACTGCGGCTGCAAGAATATCTAACTTTGGAACAGGATATACTGCAACATTAGAAATTTGGGACGAAACAAATAACGTATATATAGCTAGATCACCATGGGTTGCAGGACTTTGGGAAAACAGCATTAGTATGGTATTTCCAGCAAGCGCTGGAACAGCTTATTATGTAGGAATTACCCCATGGAATCTTGCTGGTACAACACAAAATATTCATGATGTAAGAATAGGATTTGCACAATTAATTTAGGAGAAAAATGTCGGATATAGATTTGCAACAAGTTATTAATAATTTAACAGCTAGAATTTCTAATATAAGCTTAGAGCATGCAGTTGTTAGTGCTCAATTAAAGACTGAAAAACAAAAAAATTCAGATTTGGAAGAGCAACTTACAAATTTAACAATAGAAAACAAAAGATTAACCGAGGGCAATAATGGCCTTGTTCAAAAAGAAAAAAAATGAAAATATTTGGAGACCACCAAATAAAAAATTAATTTATCCAAAGTGGTCATATGTTTATAACTCAGATACAGAAGAATATTATTTAGTTTTAAGCAAAACTAAAAGTAAATTTATTTCACAAAGGGCTTTCTGGTCATGGTCGGTACAACCAATCATGGGAACAACCGAGACTCTTTCAGGTTATCCGTTATATGGTCAGACTGGCTTTCGTCCGGGTAGTATGATAAGATCAATAACAACAAGTGCAGTATTCTATATAGATGGTGATAGTAAAAGATTGATTACCACACCCGATTTTTATTCAGAGCTAGGATTTCAATATAATAGAATTATTGATGTTTCAGCAGAAGAAATAGAATTTCATAAGGAAGGAGAGCAAATTAAAAGTGTCTATTTACAAAAGAATAAGCTGGGGTAAAGAAGCTATTTCTTCAGCAAAATTAAATGATATGGTCAGAAATATGGATTATTTATATGAAAAAATGATTACTGGCTATTATAATTTATATGGTGTTGCCAGAGAAACAGGCTTGACTATTCGTGCTGGACATGCTAAACTTCCTTTTACTGAAGCACAGGGTAACGGAGTAGTTCATTATTTTCCTAGACCATTTTTGCCAGGATCAAGACCGGCAGTAGTAACTAGCGTGAATACTGATTATTATGTGAGATTCTTTCATGCAATTAGAGGTTTGGATGGAAGAGCTGTTCCCGATCATCGTGGATTTTATTCAATTTTTAATCAAGATAGATTAGCAGGTGGACCAACAGAATTCCAAGGAGACATGTACTATACATATATAGCACTCGCTCCAAATGGGTAGTTGACACATGATCACATCTCTGTTAAGATGACGTTCTACTAGAAAGGTAGAGACATGAAAGTGGTGACTTCGAAATGAAGTTGCCGCTTTTGCTTTCCTATGATATGATCTACTTATGGAATGTATTATAGAAGCATGTGTTCGTATAAAAAGAAGAAGAAATGGCATGTGTGAGTCCCATTATAGAGCCTCTATCCCAGCTGAAGAATGTATCGCGAATGAATGTGCTTCGCCAGGGAGAAAGGGTAGAGGATATTGCTCAAAACATTATCAAAGGCTTATAATGGGCAAAGATCCAAATGAAAACCCATTTGGAAAAACATATTTGTCGCCAGATGGCTATGTTGTTGAATATGATCGAAATCATATTCAGGGTCACAAAGGAAAAATTCTTCAACATAGAAGGGTTTATTCGGATTTTCTGGGAAGAAAATTAGAAAGTTATGAAAATATTCACCATAAAAATGGTGTTAAATCAGATAATAGATTGGAAAATCTAGAGTTATGGGTAAAGAGACAACCCGCAGGACAAAGAGTAGAAGACTTAATAGAGTGGGCAAAATGGATATTACAGGAGTACGACAATGACAAATGATCTTCGATGGTCGTTAGTGTCCGACGTGCATTTTCCTCGCCATGATCCACGAAAAGTTG